ATATCCATACGGAGTGTTCTGTATCTTGGCATTGCACTAAGACTGCTAGACACTTTGCTATGCAAGTAGGTTGTGGTGTAACCAACACAAATCAATATGCCCTAGCTTACGCTAAGAACTTTACTAAGCGTTCTATAATCGCTTGTGGTGTTGTTTTAGACAACGGAACACTACCGATTACCTATCCAATGCACTTGGGAGAGGAATAATCCGCACTCTAGCAAAGCAAACTTTTTTTACTTTTTTATACCTTTTTGTTTGGTAATATAAATAATTGTTGTATATTTGCATCATTATTAATCAATACTAAACTAAACAATGTCAGAAATCAAAGTACAAAAGGTAAAACTAGGAGATATAAACTTTTTTATAGAGAGAGAAATAGAAGAAATTTGCAGTCTTATAAAGGACTCTTACCTAAAAGAAGCAGATATGCTTTCAGAAGATAATAATCTAGAAGCAGAGTTCTGTCGTGGAAAAGCATTTGCATACGAGTATGTCCTAAAATCACTATCAATAGTAAAATCACAAATTAATAACCATTAATAAATATTATTATGTCAGAAATTAAAACAGAAACTAAGAAAGAAAGTTTACGCAGACTATTCACAGAGAACGGTCTAGTACAAGAAGATGTGTATAAAGACAAGCGAGGGTTTGTTATTATTACACGAACAGGAATTGACAAGATTATCAGTAACAGAGGAATAAAAGTTTCCTATGAGCCAATCATTATGGAGCGAGAGTGGGTTGTACTTAGATGTGTTGCAGAGATGTCAGAGAATCAACGCAGAGTAGAATCTTTTGGCGAATGTTCTAAAGAAAACACTATGGGTCTTGCGGGTAAGTTTCCTGTGGCTATGGCAGAAAAAAGAGCCAAGTCAAGAGCAGTACTAATGCTTACAGGATTCTATGAGCAAGGAGTTTATGGTCAAGATGAAATGGCTGACTAATGGATTGGATAGATGAAATATTTGCTAGTGAACCTATCAGTAACACGCAGATAGCTGTTATTGAGGGTTTGCTAACAAGCGTTCCTTATGAACAAGATAACATTAGAGATATAGAGAACGGTCTTTTACATTTAACCTATCAAGAAGCATACGAGTTAATCGGTAAGCTAAAGGAAGATTACATACCAAAAGACCCTAGAGAACAATTTGATAAAATCACAAAGAGATGGCAATAAGAAAACACGCAATGACTAAAGAGGGTGCGATACTCTCAATCACAAGAAATCAGATAGGTAAACTTTCTGATGGCAAGAGACCAATAGGAATATTAAAATCTTTCATAGATATGTATATGAAGGAAGATAATGACAGGATAAAAGAAACCTACAAAGTAGAGTTTGGAATAGAATTAGAAATCGTAGAATATAAATAATTATGACAAAGATAGCAAACAATGAGTTTCACAAATTAGTGAGAATAACAGGAATGACTAAGCGTAGGTTTAGCGAAGTAACAGGTCTGAAAGGAACAAGTATAGATAAATACCTACAAGACCCAACAATGCTTAGGCTTAAACACTTACAGCTACTAGCTGATGCAGAAGAGTTTAAGAACCAAGAGCTTGGAGATGTTGAACTATTAAATATGATTAAGCACGATGACAAGTTATAGAGAAGAAGTTTTAAAAAAAGCTGTTTGTAAGTATTACAACATAACAGACAAAGAACTACACTCTAGGTCTAGGAGGTCTGAGATTGTAGGTGCTAGAAGAATGTTTTACTATATGGCTAGGAAGCATTTTGACCAAACATATAAGTCAATAGGCAGAAAGTTTAATCAAGACCACGCAACAGTAATATTTCACGAAAAGAAATTAGCATCTTTCTTAACATTTGACAAGTCAGAGATAAGAAAGTACATCAAGGTAAGGGATATGGTTTTTGACGAGATTACATATCTTAATATAAAAGATGAAATGGACTCCCTATTAAGAGATAAGATAATTATAGATGATAGGTTATTTGAAATAAAGAATGAATTAACAGCAATTAGTAATCAAAACAATTTTAACTATTATGGAAATTAAAGGAACTTTAGAAGCAAAGTTTGAAACTAAAACTTTCAACAGCGGATTTAGAAAAAGAGAGTTTGTGGTAAACACAGGAGGCGAATACCCTCAGTCAATCAAGATGGAGGTCGTTAAAGACAACATAGAAAAGATTGACAGTATGGAGGTAGGAACTGAGGTCACTTGCAAGATTGACATCAGAGGTCGCCTGTATGAAGGAAACTACTATAACAACATATTAGCTTGGGCAATCAATGTCGGTGGTGCAAAGACAGAGAAGGCTGATACTGTTAAAGAAGAATCAGACTTACCCTTTTAACGTAAGGGAACTGATAAGAATATTTGATTGTGAAATCGAACACTAAAAGAAAGTATGTGTCGAGGGTGGATAAGCTATTACAAGCCAATGCCGCCCTCAACGCTTCTCTCGGTATAGATAGCACCAAAACCGAGATTGAATTCGTTAGAAAGCATATAAGAGCTAATATAAGAGCTATTAAGGAATTATGTCCATACACACATTCTATTATTGACATAGATGATAATCATAAGACAACAAAATGAATTGGAATAGTAAACAAAAAGAACATACAAAGTTAGTCAAGATAGAAACCATAGCAACTGCTGAACATTGTAAGCATTTAAAAAGCATAGGTCATTCTGTTGCAGACATTGCAGATAAGTTAAATTTAAGTAAGGCTAGGATTTATGAATACCTGAAGTACAAGGAGGTTGATTAAAAAAAAACTAAAAAAGTTTGCTTGTATGTAAAAAAGTTTACTTATCTTTGCTGTGTTAAACAATTAAACTAAAACATTATGATTATAATAAGCAAAATAACAGGTAGAGATGTATCAAAAGAATATCTCGGACTAATGAAAGGATTAATAACTCGAGATGAGTTTGAGTTAATTACAATGACAATTAAATAAAAAACTAAAACATTATGGCAAAACGAATGACAGATACAGATAAGTGGAAGAAACGCTTTTTAAGGGAGTTAAAGCCACAACACAAGCTACTATGGTTCTACATATTAGATGACTGCAATCACGCAGGAATATGGGACGTTGATATAGAGGTGGCTTCTATTAGAGTAGGAGAAGAACTAATATACGATATGTTGCCACAGGCATTTCTTGACAAGATAGTTATCTTTGACAATGGAGATAAGTGGTTTATTCCTGAATTTATTGACTTTCAATATGGCGAATTAAATCCTAATTCTAATGTGCATAAATCAGTAATTGCACTACTTGATAAATATAACCTTGAAGGGTATATGAAGGGTTCACAAGGGGTACAAAGTACCCTTAATAATAAAGATAAGGATAAAGATATAGTTAAAGTTAAAGCTAAGGTTAAGAGGTTTGCAAAGCCAACAATCGAAGAAGTAGCTGACTATTGCAATGAAAGGCAAAATGATGTAGATGCTGAAAAGTTTTACGACTACTATTCTTCTAACGGTTGGAAAGTAGGTAAGAATGCAATGAAAGATTGGAAGGCATCTGTAAGAACTTGGGAAAAGAATACTACCCAACAACAAAAAGTATCACAACCTAAACAAGTATTAACCGCTTGGGAACAAGCTAGAACACAAATCAACAATGGCTAATTACACAGAAGAATTTTGGAACGAATACAATAAGAATAGAAGTAGAGCTAGTGAGTATACTAAAAATTTTCTTAAAGATATGAATAACAACGGAACTTTAAGGTCAAGAAAAATCAATGAGTATAATATGCACTATATGATTACAGGATTTGTCTGCCACGATAAGGCTGATATGAGAAGAATGCAAACACGAAATAATATAGTATTATAATGGATAAGACTAGACAAATATGGTATAGATTTGCCAACGATAGAGAATCTCTTAACATAGATTGTGTAGATGCCCTAAGCAAGTGTTATCTGATGCTAGGTCAGAAACCCGATACAGAGCAAATTGTGATGATGTCGAAACTGCTAGTAGATGACCTGTCGAGGTTCTACCCGTCAATGGAGATGGCTGAGGTAATGTTTGCATTTGAGCAGGGTATAAGGCATTCGGATAATGGAGGCTTTGTAAATGTGCGTAATTGGAATATATGGCTCAAGGAGTACAAAGCTAAGGCAAACCTTAAAAGACAACAACGGCAACTAACCGACTATCAGAAAGATAGGGATAGTCAGAAAATGATGGGCGACACTATCAGTAAAGCAAAAAGATTAAAATAATTTTGGTATTCCAAAAAAAAGTTATATCTTTGCAGAGTATTAATCAAACAAAAACAAAACTATATGAATTACAAACAACTACTTATCGACACCTTATCGGTGCAATCTTATTCAGGGCAAGAAGATTTAATGATTGCCTACATACAACAATTTGTCAAGGACAATGTTCCTCAAGCTACTATCGAGGTCAAGGACAACAACATCTATGTTACCAAAGGTGCTGCTGAATACTATCCTTGCATTGTATCTCACACAGATACAGTACACAATATACATCAAGACTTCGGTGTTTACGAAAGAGATGGTGTATTGTTTGCATTTAGCAACGATGTAGAAACGCAGGTAGGTATAGGTGGCGATGACAAGGTAGGTGTATGGATTGGCTTACAGATGCTATTGGACAAAGATGTTGTCAAATGCGCTTTCTTTCACAGCGAGGAGATAGGCTGTGTAGGTAGCTCCGCCGCAGATATGGACTTCTTCAAAGATGTAGGCTACTGCTTTCAATCAGACAGACGTGGCAACAAAGACTTCGTAAACAACATATACGATGTTCAGTTGTTCAGCGAGGAGTTCTCACAGAAGATTTCATCTACACTTCACAAGCACGGCTATGCAGAAACATCAGGTGCATTGACGGATGTATATCAGCTCAAGCTCAACGGCTTAGATGTATGTGTAGCTAATATGTCTAGCGGCTACTATGCACCACACTCAGACAAAGAGGTTGTAGATGTTGCAGACGCTACTAACTGCTGTGATATGATTTCATCACTTATAGATTTATTAGGTTGCAATCTATATGTTCAGAAATCTGAAGCTCCATCTTGGGACGAGTGGTCTGATTGGAAGCCTAGA